GAATCATCTTTTTTAAGAAAAGTCCCAAATATGTAATTGTCATCAAATGAAAGTATTTCAATTCCATATTGATCATCACGTGATTTATATACCCCTGTTTTTGGAAATCTTTTTGAAAACATTTTTCGTAATACATCAGTATCACTATCACCATCTGCAAAAAGGGTACACTTTGGGACAGTTTTGAAAAAATAAATTGTCTTTTTTATTGTTTTCAACGACATAAATTTCACTCCTTATATTGACATAATATGATAATATATTATATAATTTTGTTAGGAGTGAAAAAACTGAATACTTTTTATTCCTACTTGACCGCTCATAGTGCCAGCTGTGAGCGGTCTTTTTTTATTTATTCTATTTAATCGGCAGACCATGGCTGTCGGTGTATGGGGCTGTGGCAACGGTTTGACATGGGATTATTCCAAATTATATTCCTGTTTGATTGCGTCAATTTTATTTTGCAAATCTTTTTTGCCTGATGAGGAAACACGGCGGACTCCTTCTTCAAGCTTTTCAATGGCTTTTTCGGGGTTGTTTTCTGCAAGATAGAGGTCTGCGTAGAGTTCATAAACATCTGTTCGTGTAGGGTTAGCCTCCTGATAGCCGTCAATCAGCTGTTCAGCTTTTGAATAATTCTTGCTGTCAATTGCGGTATTTATATTGTTCACAAGATTTGCGTTGTGAACAAATGCAAAAACGACTATGGCAATTACAACAGGCACGCCGATGATTATGCCCAATTTTACCATTTTTTTGTTTTTTTCCTTTTTAATACGGGTGAGTTCAGTTTGATAGTCACCGTAATTCATACCGCAGCTCGGACAAACATTTTCGTTGTATTCAAGCATATGACCGCACTTGCAACGCTTTTGCTTCATCTTGTTTATCTCGGTATTTATCTGAAAAATAACAGGGGTATATTTGTTGTTAATCTGAGCCGCCTCGGTTCTTCTTCTCTGCTCATTGGCAATTTTGAGAGCCTTGTCAAGCTCGTTTTGCTTACGGGTGTTGACTGCCCCTAAAATCCTGCTGAGGTAGCTTCTGTGTTCATCAGGAGAAAACGAGTACAAATCATCGAGCAATGAACTGTTAAATTCAATCTTGCCTGCCATAAAGCTGAAAAGGTTCATCTTGACAAGGTTTTCATTTGATGAATCGAGCTTGCAAATATCTTCGCTGTACTTATATGCCTTTGCATAATCGCCGTTATTTGCCGCATTGTTTACCAAATCTTCAAGTGCCTTTATTTTGTCATTTTTATCAATTCTGCGTTCGGTAATGAAATCCTTAATAAGAATTTGAGTGCCGCAATATTTGCAGTTGGTTTTCATCTCTGTAGAATTAACTTCAAGCTGACTGCCGCAATTCGGGCAGTTTAATGTTATAAGTGAATTGTTTGACATAGTTACTCTCCTTACTGCAGTGATTTACTGACTTCTTTTACAAGACCGAGGATTTGAACACGGGTGACATCGTTATTTTTGAACACTCGTGGGGGATAGTAGGGGTTGACTGAATGAAGTTCAACGGTGTTATCGTTGTAAAGGACCTTTTTAACAACAGCCTCTTCATCGTCAACGAGGACTGCGGCAATCTGACCGCTGTCAACGGAAGGTTGTTTTTTAACAAGGATTTTACTGCCGTCATCAATCAGAGGGCTCATAGAATCGCCGTGAACATTTATCCATATATATTTATCCTGTTCTGAGGGGCAAGTGATGTATGTAGGCATATAGTCAACAGGCACATCCTGAGCTATCACTCCGAACCCTGCCGAAATGCTGTCATATACCGGTCGCATAAATACATTTGTTTGCGGAAGTGGGGTTGCTTGGTCTTCTTCTTCTTTAAATTCACCAGTAATAAAAGAAACAGGGTTCATTTTTAAGACTTTGGCTAATAAAGCTATTTTATCTCTTCTCATATTAGATATATAACCGTCTTCCCATTTTTTGACGGTACTCTTGCCGACACCAACTGCTTGACCTACCTGTTCAAGAGTTAGTTTTAATTCAGTTCTTCTTTGGTTAATCATTTTTCCTATATCCATTTTTGTCTCTCCTTATAAGAGGTCTGTAACTATATTTTAACACAAAGTTTCAAAAAAGCAACTACTAAACCAAAAAAATATAAAAAAGTTTCCTAAAGTGGTTGACAAAGGACTGAAAGCAGTATATAATTTAAGTGTCCTAAAGGAAACGAGGTGGTAGAAAGTGAATACAAGTGATCTTAAAGCTGAAATTGCAAGAAACAATTTTACAATTCCAAAACTTGCTGAAAAAATGGGAATTGATAAAAAGACACTTTATACAAGGATAAATGGTGTCACTTGTTTCAAGCAGGAAGAAATTGCACAGCTTGCAAAAATTCTCGGACTTAATTCAGATAAGATTATGTCTATTTTTTTTGCTGATGTAGTTTCTTAAAGGAAACTGCAACCCAACCAAAACTAAGGGGGTGAGATAAGGTGTTTATCCTTGAATGGTTAATGAAACACCCGATTTTTACATCTATTGCAGTATCCCTGATATCATCAGTGTTATCAGCGTTATTAGTATGCTTGATAGTGTTGACACGATGACGGGTATTGCTACGGAGTTTATCAAAAACTCTTTAATCTTCGTTCTTTCGTGTTCTTTATAATTAAACAATTTATAACTCGGAACAAAATGAACCGTGTCTTCTATTGAAGTTTGAAATGAATCAAAGAAACCTAATTTATTCAATCTCTGACAGCAATAGCGTATTTCCATCTTGCTGAAATTTAGGTGTTTTTGTAAATCTGTTGTTTGAATAATTCTTTCGTCAGGATAATATTTTAAACAGCATTTTACAATCTTTCTGCATTTCTTATCAAGCATATGTACCACTCCTTTGTTTAATATTACCATACAAGGTCGTTTAAAACAATAACACATTGCTTTATTCACAGAAAACAGCGTAAGGAGGTGAAGAAAGACGGAAGTAATAATAATTTTAGGACTGCTAATGCTTTGCACAGCTTTTGTTTCAGCAGTATTAGCTATAAAAATAGTAGCCGTCCATTTGTATAAAACAATAGACAGCTACCTTGATAAGCACGACGCTCAAATTATGGATCTGATTAAGTGGGCAAAGGAGAATGAAAATTGAACAAGTTTTTAATGTTTGTAGTGTTTATTCTCAACGCAATTAGCTTACTTCTGCTGATTATAGCAATGCTTATCAAAGCAGGGGTTATCCGTTAAGAAAGAAGTATTCAAAAAGTACAATTAGAATTACTGATAATAGGAAAACCGCAATCAACGGCATTGAATATTTAGTAATTCCTAATATTAAAACTTTTATGTTTCGTGTTTTGTATGTATACATCTTTTTATCTAACGGTCTTAAAGGAATTCCTAAAGCACAACAACAATCATCATATTCTTTGTCGACTAATTTTGAAATGCTTTGAAAGTTAATTTTATCTAATGGAAGAGAAAATACATAGCTGAGTTTTCCGCCTGCGATAAGTTTATTATCGGCAATAATATCTTCGCATTTTTCAACGGCTTGTTTAATTTCAGAAGTAATTTCCTTTTTGTACAAATGTTCTTCAAGCAGGTTGAATATGGGGAAAATCACTAATTCATATCGTTCTTTCAGATAGGTTTTGTTCTGTTCCTTTTTAAATAATATCCAAGACAGAACCAAAGTGCATAAGGTTGAAACTGCGGATATTATTAAAGTCAACCACGATAAAATATCATTCATATTTATGCCTCCTTTCATAGTTAATCATAACATTTAAGGTCGTGTAAAGCAATAAAATATCGAAAAGCAGGTGAAGAAATGAAAAATAAAATGATAGGCAACTATTCAAATGAAGGAGTGCTTAATATATCGGCTACAAATTTGCAGGAGTTTGAAAGCCTTATAAAAAAGGCAAAAAAACAAGCTGACGAATTGCAGGACACAATCAATCAGCTTGAATTCTTCAATTTTAGTTTTAAGTTCTCAACAGATAAGGATAATTAGTTACCTTCTATCATTCTTTCTGCATTCATAGCAGAAATGTCAAAATCTATAAAAGAAACGATTGCATTTATAAATTCGATTAAGTCGTCAACATTGTATTCCTGCTGCTTTCTTTCGTAATGGGTTTCGTCATTACCTATCCAAGCAGAAGCCATAGCTAAGTGTTTGATTTTACCATTGTCAATATAATTATTGATACATTGTGACAATGGAGCTTTTATTATTGCTTCTTTGTCATCAGGGTGTAGAAAAATGGCATAATCTTTTACCAAAAATTCCAATGCTTTTCTGTAAGCCATTCCTGAAATATCATTCAAACGATACTGCTGTGAAGCATAAGCCTGATTGTAAATGCTACAAAAATCAGGTGACAAAGCCTTGATGTGCTTTGAAAACTCTCGTTCTTCAACATCATAAACCGGCTCAAATCCTCTTAGGTCAGTTATATCACAATAAGGACCTATATGATAATTACCTAAAAAGGTCTTTTCACAATTGTGACAGAAGAAATGAACGAAAAGATTTGGAAAAGTATGTTCATCGTCAATATAGTAGGAGCTTAAATACGAGGGGTCGCCAGATTTGTGACACATAGGACAGACTGACGGATATTCGATTTCAAGATTTTTCTTACTAATGTCATCGTTCAATGATTCGCAGTTATAAATTGTCTTTTTGATAAGCAAAGACCCCTTTCATTATATAGTGTAATGAATTGCTGTTCATCACTACATATAGTATATCATAGAAAGTTGGTGAAATCAATGCACATCAATGAATTTGCTGAAATATTGCTCAAAAGCAGAAAACAGAAAGGTTTTTCGCAAAGCGAGCTTGCTAAGGAATCAGGCTTTACTAAAAGAGCTATTCAGTATTGGGAAAAAGGCAAAAAGAGTATTTCTCTTGAAAATGCCGACAGGCTCTTAACGGCTTTGGGTGTAGAAATCAAGATAGGTAAAACAGAAAGCAGGTGATAACAATGCAGATAACAGGCACACCCGATGAAATCGCAGAATTTATGAATCTGCTGAAAAGCGATTACAGAGGTGACTGCACAATCGAAAAAGATGTTAATTGAAATAAAGTAGGGAGGTGTTTATATGGACACAGTTCAGATGAACAAAAAAATCAAAGAAATTATGGATAGCAGTGATGTCTATCTGCTCTCGGAAGACGCCGCAAAGGCTATTGGAGTTGCTCCGCAAAACTTGCGTGAACAGGCAAAGGACGAACCCGAAAAATTGGGATTCAATGTAATTGTAGTCGGCACATCTATCCGTATTCCGAGAATACCGTTTCTCAATTATATTCTCGGTTCAAACCCAATGAAAGGAGTGTAACAAATGCGGTTAAGAAATTACCCGACAAAAAGAAAGCTGCTCAAAGATATTGAAAACCTCAGAGCAGAGAACAGACATCTCAGCATTGAACTGAGAAACGCAAGAACGGACCTTGCACTCGAAAAGACAGCGTCAAGCGGTTATCGTCACGAAAACAGAGAGCTAAAACGCAAACTCAAAGCCCTTGAAACGCCTGAATCCGAAGCATTCAATTTTGAATGTATGGGGGTTTCAAATGTCAACTGAAAAAGAAAAATCCGCTGAAGCTCTGCAAAGCCTCAACGGATAGCAAGGATATAACAAATATAACCACTTTGATTATATCCTTTATTGATTAAAAAATCAAGAAGGAAGGTTGAAAAATGTCAGAAATAACAGTAAGCGAACAGCATAAGCAGGCAATTGAACTGCATCAGAAGATAATTGTCAGCGCTAACCTTGCACAGCAGAACATATGGGATATGTGCAACGGACTTAAAACAATGCGTGACAACAAGCTGTATAAGGAGCTTGGATATCAGAACTTTGAGGACTATTGCGAGAATGAAGTAGGCATGAAACGCAGTAACGCATATAACTATATTTCTATTGTAGAAAAAATAAATCCTGAAAATGTCCAATCGATTGGACAAATTGGAATGACAAAACTTGCTCTTCTTGCTACCATAAGCGAACCCGAACAGGCTGAAATCGCCGAAAAGCTTGACCTTGAAAACACAACGGTCAAGCAGTTAAAAGCCGAAATTGACAGGCTGAAGGACGAAAAGCAGGAGGCAACCGACAAGAGCATTGACTATTGCAGACAGCTCAATAACGCTAAGAAAGACGCTGACTATTACAAACAGCAGGCGGACACTTCAAAAGAAAGCTATCGCAATATCGAGAATCAGCTTGCAGAGGAAAAGAACAAAAATTTCAAGCTGACGAATAAAGTTCAGGAGCTTGAAAGCCGTCCTATCGAAGTTGCCGTTGCAGAGCCGAGCGACAATGAACGCAGACTCAATGAAACAATTAAGGCTTTGGAAAGGGAGAACATTAAGCATTATGACGAACTCGAAGAAGAGTATCGCAATAACGAAAAAATCGTCAGAAAACAGCTTGAGGATGAAAAGCAGGAGGCTCTTCGCAAACAGAAAGAGGAGTATGAAGAAAGGCTGAAAAATGTTCAGACTGCCGACGGTTCATCAGATGACAAGGATGTCTTTAAGGCATACTTTTCAATTGCATATGACAGCTTTGTCCGTATGCTCGATTTCGCCAAGCAGTCACAGGACAAGGAATTTTTCAAAGGCAAGGTTGAACATTTAATAGAGGCACTTGCCACACAAAACATAAATCTTTAAGGGGGAACAACAATGAAACTTTATGAGCTTACCGAGATGTACTCGGATTTGTTTAATCAGTTTGACGCTATCAACGAATGGGAACCCGATACGAATGCAGACGGAATGCCGATTGATGATGACGGCAACATTATTGCCAATGTGGACGCATACCGCAACAAGATGTTGACAGCGTGGTTTGATACTCTCACTGGTATTGAGGGCGAATTTGACGAGAAAGCTGAGAGCATTGCAATCTACTACAAACAGCTTCTTGCCGAGGCTAAAATGCTTAAAGCCGAAAAGGCGGCAATTGCAAAAAGACAGTCACAAAAAGAAAAACAGGCGGAGAGTCTTAAAACCTATCTGTTTAAGTCAATGCAGGCACTCGGCAGACAGAAGATTGATATGCCGAGAGCGGTTATGTCGCTTAAAAAGAACGCTCCGAGCCTTGTTATTGATGATGAAATTTCATTTGTTGAGTGGGCGGAGGAACACAACCTTGACCACCTCTTAAAGTACAGTATGCCCGAAGTGAAAAAGAATGATGTCAAGGCTCTCTGCAAAAAGGGCGAAGAAATCCCCTTTGTACATATGGAAGCCAAGCAGTCGTTAAGTATTAAGTGAGGTGTTATTTATGGGATTACCTATATTGGTTTTAGGATATTCAGGCAGCGGAAAATCTGCCTCTTTAAGAAATTTCAAAGCAAATGAACTTGCTCTTGTGAATGTAAACGGAAAATCACTTCCGTTCAGGACCAAATTCACTTCTTCAATCAATTCCGACAACTACATTGATATTGAGGACTTTATCAAAAAGCAGAAATGCAAGTCAATTGCAGTTGATGACGCACAGTACCTCATGGCTAACGAGTATATGAGAAGAGCCAAGGAAACAGGCTTTCAGAAGTTTACCGATATCGGTAAAAATTTTTGGGAGCTTGTGAAAGAGGTTGAAACTCTCCCGAATGACACGATTGTTTATTTTCTCAGCCATATTGAAACCGACGAAAACGGCAGACAGAAAGCTAAAACAATCGGCAAGTTGCTTGACGAAAAAATCTCGGTCGAGGGAATGTTTACCACGGTTTTAAAAACTGTTGTCGTTGACGGCAAGTATCTTTTTGCAACACAAACGGACGGTAACGATACCTGTAAAAGTCCGATAGGCTTGTTTGATTCAATGTACATATCAAATGACCTTAAAATTGTTGATGAAGCATTGAGAACATATTATTCAATGCAACCCGAACAATATTGTGATGAGTGCAAAGCACCGATACTTTCGGACGGTAAACGCACCGTTAAACAGATCATTGACGGCACAACAAAAAATTACGGCAGACAGCTCTGTATGCAGTGTGTTGCAAGGCTGATAAAGCAGAAGAAACAGGAAAAGCAGAGAGAGGGTGCAGACAATGCAACTTCGACCGTATCAAAATGACCTTGTTGAACAGGTAAGACAGGCTTGGCGAGAGGGTTACAAAGCCCCTTGCATTGTCCTTGGATGCGGTGGCGGAAAGTCCTGCATTGTCGCAGAAATTGCAAGACGAACAACTTGGAACGGGAAACGGGTGCTGTTCCTTGTTCACAGAAGAGAGCTTGTTGACCAAATATTCAGAACCTTTGTCCGCTGGGGTGTGCTTATGGATTTGTGCCAAATCGGTATGGTGCAGACCTTTACACGAAGATTGAAGAAACTGCCAAAACCCGCACTTATCATCACAGACGAAAATCATCACAGCCTTGCACAAAGCTACAAACGCATTTATGAACATTTTTCGGATGTTCCGAGGGTTGGCGTCACCGCAACACCTGTCCGATTAAACGGTGACGGTTTGGGCGATGTCAACGACAAGCTCATAATCGGTGTGAGTACAAAATGGCTCATCAAACATAACTGCCTTGCCCCGTATGATTACTATGCTCCGAGTGTCGCCGACCTTACGGGTTTACATACTAAAATGGGCGAATATGTAACAGCGGATATTGAAAAGGCAATGATTAAAAACACGGTGTTTGGTGATGTTATCAAATATTACAAACAGCTTGCAGACGGTAAGAAAGCCGTCTGTTACTGTTCTTCGGTAAAGCACAGTCTTGCAACAGCGAAGGCATTCCGTGACGCAGGAATTTCAGCCGAGCATATTGACGGAGCAACTCCGAAGGCACAGCGAGAACAGATTATAGCCGATTTCAGAAACGGCAAAATTACAATCCTCTGCAATGTGGATTTGATTTCAGAGGGCTTTGATGTGCCTGACTGCGAATGCACGATTCTGCTCCGACCTACTCACAGCCTTACGCTTTACATTCAGCAGTCAATGCGATGTATGCGCTATAAGCCAAACAAAAGGGCGGTAATCATTGACCATGTGGGTAACTATGCAAGGCACGGAATGCCTGATGACGACCGAGAATGGACGCTTGAAAAACGCAAAAAGCTGAGTGTTAAAAAAATCGAAAAGGAGCAGGAGGAAAAGGTCAGACAATGTCCCGAATGTTTCTTTACATTTTCAGCACCGCCGGCAGGGCAGAAAGCCGTGTGTCCGCATTGCGGTTATGTATTCCCGACAGCCGAAAGGACCGTTGAAACCGATACCACCGCAAAGCTCATTAAGGTTGAGGGATTCAAGCTTGATTTCAGCACACCCGACGATTGCCATAGCTATGCGGACTTGCTTGCATACGCAAAAAGCCACGGCTACAAAACAGGCTGGGCATATTTTCAGGCACGAAAGAGAGGTATGATAGCTTGACAGAAGAACACGCAATTCAGAACAAAATCCGTATTGCAATTGCACCGTACTGCGATATTTTCCGTATAAATGTAGGTGCAGGCTTTACAAAGGACGGTAGATATTTCAACACGGGAGTTCCGCCCGGATTTTCGGATTTGTTCGGTGTCAGAAAATCAGACGGAAGGGCGGTTTTTATCGAGGTTAAAACACCCAAGGGCAGGCCTACCGAAAAACAGCAGAAATTCATACAGATGATGAAACTCAACGGTGCGGTAGCAGGAATATGCAGAAGTGCCGATGAGGCGATAGAGTTAATAACAAAGGAGTAAAATTATGGGATTTAAAGCAAATTGGAGCGAGGCGGCACAGTCTAACTCACTCAAACCCGAGGGCGATTATGAGTGCCTTATAGCAAAGGCAGAGGAGCGTGACTACACAAATTCAAAAGGCGAGGAAAAAACCTGCCTGAACATTTCGTTCATTATCAGAAACGATGTTGAGCAGGGGTACAAAAACGGACATATATTCCACACTTTGTGGAAACGCAGAGAACCGACCGAGAACGATATGCAGGTAAACGGATACGGCTTTAATCAGGTTATGACTCTCGGCAAGGCGGCAGGACTTCCCGACGGCAAGGATTACGACAGCCTTGAACAGTTCCTTGGTGAGCTTGTGAAAAAGCCTGTTCGTGTAACGATTAAGCACGGCGAATGGAACGGCGAAAAAAGAGAAGAAGTCAGCTGGCTCAATCCGACTAAGTTTCCGACAGTAAAGCATACCTTCAAGCAGTCGCAGAGTTCAACGGCGCAGACCTATGCACAGCCACAGCAGAGTTATGCACCTGCACAGACAGCAAATCAGGGCTTTGTTGATATGCCGATTGACGATGATTTGCCGTTCTGATTTTAAAAAAAATTCTTCGGGAATTGCATAAAGCAGTGCAATTTTCACCGTGTTTTTCCTTATATATGGAGGTGAAAAAATGGGCTTTACAAATTTAAACCCAAATAAAAATAAATATTTTGCAGTTCCCGAGGAATTGAAAGGTTACAAAAACTGGGTGTGCTGGCAGTCATATCCAGATCCGAAATCGCACAGCGGAATTTCAAAGAAACCGATAAATCCAAGAACGGGTGGCTTTGCAATGCCGAATAACTCGGACACTTGGTCAGACTTTGAAACAGCAGTCAGAGAATCCGCCAAATATTCGGGTATAGGCTTTATGTTCTCAAATTCACCGTTTTTCGGTGTTGACCTTGACGATATGCCGAATGACATTCAGGACTACCAAAACGGCGGAGCTGACAACATAATCAGCGAGTTTGTGAACACTTTGCAGAGCTATACCGAGTTTTCGCAGAGCAAGACAGGCATTCACATAATCTGCAAGGGAAGTCTTCCCGAGGGCAGAAGAAAGGCGAAGAATGATTCAGGCGGTTTTGAAATGTATGAAAACGGCAGATTTTTCGTTGTGACAGGTGATTACTGCTCTGCATATGCGTACATAAACGATTGCACCGAAAGCATAAAGCCGTTGCATTCAAAATATCTCGGCAAGGCAACAGAGCCACAGCCTAAGCTCCGTAGCATTGAGGCTAATCCGAACACCGTTGACGATATTGTCAGAATCGCCTGCAATGCCAAAAACGGCAATCTTTTCAGAGCCTTATACAGCGGTGATTTTTCGGCTTATGCGTCACAGAGCGAGGCTGATATGGCATTCTGCAATATGCTTGCGTTCTGGTGCGGTTGCGATACCGACAAAATGGATTCGATTTTCAGACAATCAGGCTTAATGCGTGACAAGTGGGACAGAAAACAGTCGGGTACAACCTACGGCATTATAACCCTGCAAAAGGCTGTGTCGGGCTGTACGCAGACCTATAACCCAAAACAGCATAACGATTATTCAATTTCAATCGGTGAGGGTAAGGCTGTTCAAGCGGTTGACGAAGAAAAAATGCGTGCCTACACCTTTGACGATATGGGCAATGCCGACAGGTTCGTTGATTTATTCGGAGATAATGTAAGGTATTGTTACACTGAGAAAAAGTGGTATTACTACAATTCTATGAAGTGGTGTGTTGACAATATCGGAGTTGTATTAAGAATGGCAGACAAGAGCGTTGAGGCTATGAAAGCTGAGGAAAAGCTATACTTGCAGGCTGATGAGGAAAGCGGCGGAGATATGTCAAAAGCATTTGAAAAGCATATGAAAGCAAGCCGTTCCAACAAATCAAAAAAAGCAATGCTCAACGAGGTCGAACATCATATCCCCGTACTTCCGGCACAAATGGATAAATACCGTATGGCATTAAACACCCCAAGCGGAATAATCAACCTAAAAAACGGCGAAGTGAGGGCGCATAATCCCGAATATTATTTTACAAAGATTACTTCGGTTGACTGTTCTCAAACGGCAGAGTGTCCCCGTTGGCTTGCATTTCTTGACGATATTTTTGCAGGCGATAAGGAGCTTATTCGCTACATTCAAAAGGCGGTCGGTTACAGTCTGACAGGCTCAACAGCCGAGCAATGCGCATTCTTCCTTTACGGCACGGGACGAAACGGCAAGAGTACATTCATTGATGTTATCCGTGATGTATTCGGCGATTATGCCGCAAACATTCAGCCTGAAACAATTATGGTAAGAAACTCTCAGAGCAGTGCCATAAACAGCGACATTGCACGGTTAAAGGGTGCAAGGCTTGTCACCTCGGTTGAGCCGAACGAGGGCGTGCGAATTAATGAGGGACTTCTCAAACAGCTTACGGGTGACGATACCGTAACGGCAAGAAAGCTGTACAGCGAGGAATTTGAGTTCAAGCCCGAGTTCAAGCTGTGGATGGCGACAAACCATAAACCGATTATCAGAGGTACTGACACGGGCATATGGCGAAGAATACATATGATACCGTTCAATGTTCAGATTCCCGAGGATAAGGTTGATAAGAACCTTACGCATAAGCTCAAAGCCGAAATGACCGCAATTTTTAAATGGTGTATTGACGGCTGTATTCTGTGGCAGAGAGAGGGTTTGAAAATGCCGTCTGCCGTTCTTCAGAGCGTGAGAGAGTACAAGCGTGAAATGGATGTTATTTCCGCCTTTATCGAGGATAGATGTGTGTTAGAGGGTTCGGTTCAGGCAAGCACGCTCTATGCCGCCTATACAAGCTGGGCAGGGGATAACAACGAATATTGTATGTCAAACACCAAATTCAGCACCGAACTTGCCAAACGATTTGAAAAGGTAAGAGGTAAAAACTATAACTTTTTCAACGGCATTTCACTTTTTAAAGACTGTTGAGGTGGAGGGTGGTGGAGGGTTTGACGGTTTTTCTAACCTTTCGTATAAGAAAAATAAACTAATATTATATATAGAAAGGGTTCTTTAAAATAGCCCCAAACCTTCCACTACCCTCCGAAAGAGGTAATATGAAAAAATATGATTTTAACAATCCACAGGTGTTTGAACAGCTTGAGGATAAAGCAATTGACGGTCAGCTTGATTACTCAGCCTTTCCGCCGCCCGAGTATAAATACTTTTCAAGGCTTGCAAAGGTCGGCTACAACAACCGTCATAAAGGCTGGGACATAAACATCTGCCTTGAATGGCAGGACAAGCTCAGAACGGAGTATAAGCGTGACAGAAACGACGCAGACGAATACCGTATGCTCTCCCAAAGAATTATGGATAATGTAAAGAAAAGCGCCGACTTCGTCCGTAAGATGTATCAGTCCCAAACCAACGAGCAAACCGTAATTAATGCCCTCCAAGCCTTAGAATGCCTAACCAACGAAAACGGCTTAACCAAAAGAATAACCGAAAAATTAAAGGAGAATGAAGAAAATGATTGATTGTTCAAAAACAGAGAATTACTTCAACGAAAAATTGCGGATGACGAAAAAAACAAAGAAAGGATTATGCAAAACTAAGTGTAGTGACTGTCCTTTGTGCAGTGATAACAACGGTACATCTGAAGGTTTATCGTGTGGGTGTTTTGAAATGTTTTACCCTGAACAAGCAATCGAAGCTGTTCAGAGGTGGAGCAATGCGCATCCGCCAAAAACTTATTTGAGTGAGCTTTTGAAAATCTTTCCAAACATCCCGCTTGGCGATGACGACATGCCCGAAACTATATGCCCGCATCACTTAGGACTGAAGGACATAAAAGATTGCGAAATAGACCCTAACTGCGTTGAATGTTGGAATCAGCCTGTTGGGGGGCGGTGAAGAATAAGGTGACGACTAAAAATAAAACCGATATTTTAATGAGTTAAAAGCCTTTATAGACGAAAATTTTCAACGGAGGTAATAAAATGAAATACTATGAAATTAACGAAACCGCCGCAAGACAAGCCCGTGAATGTTGGTCTTTTAGAGATTATCAGCACGGCAGTAAAACAGCAGAATATAAAGCACGAGTTGATGAGTGTTACAGCCTTGTTGATAAGTTACCCGACGACTTGAAAGAAAAAGGGGCGACAATGGCAGACAGATACGCCCGTCGCCTTGCTGAATGGTATAACAAGCAATTCAGAATTGAAATGATGTGTCCGTCCGTGATGATTAGCGGCGGTAGTAATTTCCCCGTAAGAAAGAAAGAAAAGCAGAATGCCGCACGAGATAAGCACTATCAGTTATATGATGAAATTCAAAAAATACCCGAAAAAATCAAAGGGCTGTTAAGAGGTACAAATATCATTAAATCGGGTGACGCGGATGCCATAGAGCAGTTGCGGAATAAACTTGCAAAAGCCGAAGCATTGCAGACAGAAATGAAAGCTACAAACGCCTATTATCGTAAGCACAAAACAATGAAAGGCTATAAAGATTATACAGATGAAAGAGCCACAGAGCTTGACAAGGCTATCAAAGAAAGTTTTGACGGCGTACCTTTTGCTTCATACACCTTAACAAATAATAACGCAAAAATTAAAAACACTCGGAAAAGAATTGCCGAACTTGAAAGACTGAAAGAAACGGCTACAGAACAGACGAATGAAACATATAATACAGATTTATTTGAGGTTATTGAAAATGCTGATATTATGCGTTTACAGCTTAGATTTGACGGCAAGCCCGACGCAGACACAAGAACAGTTTTGAAACAAAACGGTTTCAGGTGGTCGCCTTCCAATGGCGTATGGCAAAGACAACTTACTGATAACGCAAAATTTGCGTTGGAGCGAGTGATTGAAGAATTGAAAGCGAGGTAGATACGGATTGACGGTTAAAGATTATTTATATTCGGTCAGGGTTTCGGATAAGCTGATCAGAACGAAAGAACACGAGCTGTCAAAACTTAGGCTGAATATTGCACAAGTATCGGTTAAGCAGAACGAGCCTGTTAAGACATCGGGAGTGAATGACCCTATGCGGATTGTTGACAGGATTGCAGACCTTCAGGCTGAAATCAATCGGGAGATTGACAATCTTGTGCGGTTGAAAACTGAAATCCGCAGTAAAATCAACGCACTTGACGATTACCGTTACATTGCAATTTTGACCGAGTATTACATAAATTGTCAGAGGTGGGAGGATATTGCCGAGAGTATGGAAATGAGCGTAAGGCATACCTTGAGATTACACGGCGAAGCGTTACAGGCGTTCCGAAAAAAGTTCGATTTCTCGTAAAATTATTTTGAAATGTCATTGAATGTCACCCTTACCCTGCGTATAATGGTATTATGAAAGTTTGACAAACAGGACATATGTAGAACTTTCCTAAGATAAAAAATTCGCACAGACCGCTCTCGTTTGAGGGCGGTTTTGTGTTGTGAGAAAACGGAAGGGCGGTGATACCGTGAAAGACAAATTAAATGCAAGACAGCGTAAATTTGCTGAATATTATGCACAAAGCGGTAACGCCGCTGAGAGTGCTGTTAAGGCAGGATATTCCGCAAAATATGCTAATACCAATGCTTCAAAATTACTACAAAATACTACAATCGCAAATTATATCAAAGAGCTTTCTGATAAGCTCAAAGATGAGCGCATTATGAGTGCAAAGGACAGACAGGTTGCTTTGTCCGACATTGCAAGGAATGACGAGCAGGACACCTCCGACAGAATCAGGGCTATTGACACGCTCAACAAGATGACGGGTGAATACACCGTTAAGGTTGACGCAAAGGTTGAGCAGTCCGAAAAGCTATCCGATGTGTTCAGACAGTTGGGTGGTGAGGGATTGAGTGAGTAACAAATTCCCGTTGTCACAAAAGTATATCGACTTTATCAACACAACAAATGTGTCGGCTGAATTTCTTGAAGGAACTACAGCGTCTGGAAAAACTACCGTCGGAGCAGGCGTTAAGTTTATGCGAATGGTGTCGCAAAGTAAAAAGAAGATACACGCCATTGCCGCCAAAACTACGGGCAAGGCTGAGGAAACTATAATTCAACAGGACAACGGTATTCTCGACTTGCACCGCAACGCTGTCTATTGTGGTAACGGCGACAAGGATTACAAGCTGCCACATATCAAGTTTGAGGACAAAATTATCTATATTCTCGGTTACAGCAGTCGGGATAAGTGGGAAATGGTTCTCGGTGCGCAGTTTGGGTGCGTTTATATTGACGAAATCAACACCGCCGATATCGAGTTTATCCGAGAGATGTCAACCCGTAATGACTATATGCTTGCAACGCTGAATCCCGATGATCCGAGCCTGCCTGTGTATAAGGAGTTTGTCAACCGCTCCCGTCCTTTTAAAAAATATGAAAACGATGTTCCTCCCGAGATTACGGCGGAGCTTACCGAAGAACCTGTACCGAATTGGCGGTATTGGTTCTTTTCTTTTGCCGACAATTTAAGTCTTACACCCGAACAGATTGAAAAGAAAAAGAACTCTGCACCGAAAGGTACAAAGCTCTATAAAAATAAAATTTTAGGTTTGCGAGGCAGAGCAACAGGCCTTGTGTTCCCGAATTTTGAGAGGGCAAGACATATCAAATCAAAAGAGTGGGCAGGAAAGTTTTTGAACTGTAACCGCAAGTCGGAACACTTTGTTCAGTTCACCGCAGGTCTTGATACCGCCTATTCGCAGAAGTCGCCTGACACTATCGCAATGACATTTTACGGCATTACCAATCACGGCAAGTGTGTTCAGCTTGATGAAAGAGTTTATAACAACGCTGAAATGCAAACACCTATTGCCCCGAGTGACACGGTGAAGAATTTTATTGATTTTCTTGACCGCAACCGTGATGAATGGGGCTTTGCACGCACGGCTTTTATTGACAGCGCCGACCAAGCGACTATTACCGAATTTCAAAAGTATAAGCGACAGCACGGCTGTGTCTATGACTTTGCAAATGCATGGAAGAAAACGAAGATTATCGACCGAATCAATCTTGTACTCGGCTGGCTTGCCACCGACTGTTATTTTGTGCTTGAACATTGTAAAAACACGATTGCCGAGTTTGAAATTTACAGCTGGCGAGAGGATAAAGACAACACACCCGAGGACGGTCACGACCATTGCATTAACAGCGGTCAATATGCGTGGCTGCCGTTTAAAAATATTATTGGAAGTGAAATAAATGGGGCTGATTAACAGAATGGCTGAATCTATCAGATCGGGAATTAAAAACTTTTTGCAGATTACTCCTGCAAGCGACAAAACAATTACCGTTACCGAAACAAGCAATCATCTGACCGAGTGCTTTATCAATCGCATTTGGTATTGGGGCAACAGCAGACAGCTTGCGGAGCTGTACAAGCAGATTGATACAAACAAAACTATGTTTTGGGCGGCAAAAAGCACAAAGGGGCTTGAAATCCGTAAAATACACACGGGCTTGCCGTCACTCATCTGCGAAACGCTTGTGAATATCGTAATTGCCGACTACAACGGCACAGATGTTACAAGTAAAAATTCAACCGCTTATGCAGAGCGTTGGGAAGACATTGAAAAGCAGAACAAGCTATCCGACACGGTTAAGCAAATGCTCCGTGACCTATGTGTTGTCGGTGACGGTGCTTTTAAGGTCAGCTTTGACACGGCTGTATCAGATGTTCCGATTGTTGAATGGTATCCTGCCGAAAACATCGACTTTACATATGTGCGTGGCAGAATCCGAGAGGTTAAGTTTTACACCGATTACACGCAAAAACACCGCCGTTACCGTTTTGAAGAAACATACGGTTACGGCTATATTCACTATGCTTTGTATGATGACAACGGCAAAGAGATTGACCTGCACACGGTTGACGCTCTTTCGTGGATTGATTCAAAGGGCGTTACATTTGACGAATCATATATGTGGGCTGTACCTGTCCTTTACGGCAAATCATGCCACAAGGGCAGAGGTGCGGGCATTATCGGCATAAAAACAGACGCTTTCGACAGCCTTGATGAAGTGTGGTCACAGTGGATGGACGCACTCAGAGCCTGCCGAACAAAGCAGTATGTGCCTGATTGCCTTGTTCCGAGAAATCCCGAAACCTGTCAGCCGATATCGCCAAATCCGTTTGATAACCGATTTATCACCGTGGGCAACGATATGTCTGAAAACGGCAACGGCAACAGGATTTACACCGAAAGTCCGCAGATTCAGCACGAAAGCTATTTGAGTTCATACATTACTGCCCTCGACCTCTGTTTGCAGGGTATTATATCGCCGTCAACTCTCGGCATTGATACGAAGAAGCTTGATAATGCAGACGCTCAGCGTGAAAAGGAAAAGACAACCCTTTACACAAGGCAGAACCTTGTGAAAATTACGCAGAACGCACTTCAAAGCCTTGTTGCAGTTGTACTCAATGCAGACGATGAACTTAACGGCAATGGTATTGTTGAGGGCTTGGAAGTATCCGTAAACTTCGGCGAATATGCAAATCCGAGCTTTGAAAGTCAGGTTGAAACCGTGTCAAAAGCAAGACAGGGCGGTTTGATGTCAGTTGAAACCTCGGTTGACGAGCTTTACGGCGACAGCAAGTCGGAGGATTGGAAAGCCGAAGAGGTGCAGAGAATTAAGGAAGAGCAGGGCATTGCAGGCGAAGAAGAAAAATCGGAGCTTGACGATGTGGACCTTACCGACACGGGCAATGAACCCGATAAACCCGAAGATATCGCAAATCAGGACGATGACAGCAAATGAGTAAGCAATGAGTGATTACAACATTAAAGAGGCTTTTGAGAGAATTGAAAACGAGCTTATCGACAGCATGATGCGCAATTTCAGCCGTCACAGAGCCGAAGAAACCAAAGAGGGTTACAACTGGACACAATGGCAGGCTGAACAGCTCAAAAGTCTTGAAGAGTACCGTAAGCACAACGCAAAGAAATTCGGCAAGCGTTTCAAAACCATTAACAGCAAGGTTGAAGAGATGATTCGCACCGCCAAAGCTGACGGAAATGCAAGTCAGGAGGCAGAAATTCTTGAAGCTGTCAAGGACGGTTTCAAAGCCCCGAAAAAGCCGTCAGCACACAGCACAGCCGAGTTTTTTAAGGTGAATGACCGTAAACTTGACGCACTCATAAAATCGACCACAGACGATTTAAAGAGGGCAGAAACGGCAGTTTTGCGTATGAGCAACGACAAGTACCGCAAGGCGATTTTTAACGCACAGGTTGCAATGAACACGGGTGCGGTTACATACGAAAAAGCCGTTGATATGGCGTGTAAAGATATGCTCAACGCAGGTCTTAATTGTGTGGAATACAAAAACGGTGCAAGGCACACGCTCTCGGATTATGCAGATATGGCGGTTAAAACAGCCAACAAAAGAGCCTATCTTCGTGGCGAGGGCGAAAAGCGAGCCGAATGGGGAGTATCCCTCGTTGTTGTGAACTCAAGACAGGGCGGTTGCCCCGATTGTGCAAAATATATCGGCAAGGTGTTTGTTGACGATGTTTATTCAAACGGCAAAAAGTCAGACGGAAACTATCCGCTTCTCTCAACCGCAATCAAGAACGGTTTGTTTCATCCGAGATGTAAGGACAGCACAAGTACATATTATCCCGAACTTGATGATTTGGACGCACCGCTGTCTGAAGATGAAATCAAAGAGCTTGACCGTCAGCGAGGAATAGAGGAAAAACAGCAGTATGCACAGCGTCAGGCAGAACGCTTTGACCGCCGTGCCGAATACAGCCTTGACGAGGACAATAAACGCATTGCCCAAACCCGAGCCGATGAGTGGCACGATAGGGCGAATACGCTTGAAGAAAAGGCAAAACAATTTTCTTTGAAGACTGATGAACAAAAATATTACAGACCTGTTTTTGAAGAAGATATATCAAAAACTTTTGAACGCAAAATTGAGGGCGAAACAATTACAATTGATACCCACAAGGCAAATACATTGTGTGATAATGTTTATATTTCAGATAAGGTAAAGCTAAAACGAAAAGAACTTCATAATTTTGATATGCAAGTGAGAAAAGCGTTTGATATGCTCGGAGAGGTTGAAACAAGCGGAAAGCCTGAAATTTGTATTGTCACTCCCGAAGAAATGCGAGTAAATGCTATTGCTTCATATATGCCAATGCAAAATGTTCTAAATGTCAATTCAGCATACTTTTCAACAAGTGATTTGTCAGGCTTACAAGAAAACTTGGCTTGTCCGCAAGACAGATTGAGTACAATTCTGCACGAACTGATTCATTGGCAAGACGCTAAAAATTACAGAGCAAAATTCGGAAGTATTAACGATTATTTTGAATATTGCGATTACCTTAATAAAATTTATGCTCCAAAGGTTGAAAAATTGATAAATAACGGTTATAATATAGAGGATATAAGTGAGTATGCTTTTGAATGCTTAAAAGATAAAGCTATGGATGAAGTGTATAATGAGTACAGAGTCAGCAAACTTTTAGGGTGATGATAGTATGAGATTGATACAAACTGAAGAACAAAAATCTCTATGGAATGCGTTTAAGCCGTACCTTGTAACAAATGGTTTAAATGTCACTTTGCGTGAAGATGCTCCACAAGAAGCTAAAGATGCTGAAGCACTTTACAGTAAGCTTAGAGAGAAACAAAAAATGCAATATCTAAAAAATAGTGGCATAATCTAACCGCTCCGTAAAAAGGGCGGTTTTGTTGTTTAACTTGCCGAGAATATGTTCAGAACAAGAAAAACGGCTTATTTACGGCATTATTTAACTTGCCTGCAACTTGCCGAAACAAAACATAATACATCAAATCAGCACTTTGAGAAATCAGAGTGCTTTTTTATTGCATTTAAACCGGTCGAAATCGACCAGTTTAAAATATTGAAAAGGTGGTGACAGAATGAAAATCAGAGTAACAACAGCATTTAATGACAGGCAGAACGGCTATGTAACCCGACCTGTGAATGAAGTTTTTGAATGCTCCGAGCAGAGGGCAAAGGAACTCATTGACGGCGGTTTTGCAGAAGAGGTCAAGTCTGACGCTCCCAAAAAGCCGAGAGCCAAAGCAGTTAAAACAGAAAAAACAGAAAAAGCGGATTAAGCACTTTACGAATATGTAAGGTGCTTTTTTATTGTCCGAAGACATTAAACTACGGGAGACACCGTGCAAAACTGAAACAGAGAGACACTCTATAAACTGATTACGGGAGACACCCGAAAAACTGAAAGGATATGAAAAAAATGGCAGAACCAAATCCAACACCAACCCCCAATGAACCGACACCTGCACCGCAGGGAACTCCACAGGGAAACGCTCCTGCCTTTGATTATGACAAGCTCGCAAGCCTTATTACAGGCAAACAGAGCGTGACAGAGGACACCGTTTTGAAGTCATATTTTAAGGAGCAGGGATTGTCAGCCGATGAGATGAAAGAGGCTATCGGTGCTTTTAAAAAGCAGAAAGCCAAGAACACTCCCGACTTTGCAAAAATGCAGTCGGAAGTTGAATCTGCAAACAACGCAAAACTTATGGCAGAAGTCAACCAATCGGCAACTCTCGAAGCCGTAAAACAGGGCGTTGACATTGCAACCGTTCCGTATGTGCTTAAAATTGCAGACTTTTCAAAGGCTGTGACAGACGGCAAGGTCAATGCGGAAAAGCTGACAGAGGCTGTTAAAAAGGTGCTTGATGATATCCCCGCACTCAAGGGCAAACCTGTCGAGAACGGCACAGGAGTTAAGAAAATCGGCGGTGACGGCAACGGCACATCGGACGGTACAAAACCAAAGGCAAATGTTCCTACCAAAAAATGGAACAGATTTAATATTTAACCAAAGAAAGGATTGAAAAATTATGGCAAACACAAATAACTATGCCGAGCAGTTCAGCCCTGATCTGCTCGAAATTCTCGTTCAGGGCACACTTACATCACCGTTCATCACTTCAAATGTAAAGTGGGTTGGTGCAAGAACATTCCACTTCACACAGATGAGTACATCAGGCTTTAAGAACCACAATCGCAACGGCGGTTGGAACAAGGGCAAGTATGTTCAGACCGATGTTCCGTTCACCTGCGAACACGACCGTGACATTGAGTTTCTCGTTGACAAGGCAGATGTTGATGAAACTAACGCAACCGCAAAGGTTGAGAATATTTCAAAGGTGTTTGAGCAGACACAGGTTGCTCCCGAAACCGATGCACTTTTCTTCTCAAAGGTTGCCGCAAAGGCACAGGCAACAGACGGCTACCATTCTTCAACAAAGACATCGGAGTGGACTAAGGAGAACGCTTATTCAAAGCTCAAAACAATTCTCTCTGCCGGCAAGCTCCGCAGATACAAGGCAAGAGGCACACTTGTTGCCTATGTGACATCTCACATTATGGACTGCCTTGAACAGTCAACAGAGTTCACTCGTAAGATTGAGCTTACACAGATTGCAGAGGGCGGTATCGGCATTGAAACAAGAGTGACCGAGATTGACGGTTGCCCTATCATCGAGGTTATTGACGATGAGCGTTTCTACGATAACTTCAACTTTAACCCCGATGACGGCGGTTTTGAGCCTGCAACAGGTGCTCACAAAATCAATGTTCTTGTTGCTTGCGGTGAAACCTGCAAGACTGTTCCGAAGATTTCAAGCATTTACTTCTTTGCTCCCGGCTCACACACAGAGGGTGACGGCTGGCTCTATCAGAACCGTTCGCTTTCCGATACATTCGTATTCCCGAACGGCAAGGACGGCAAAATTGACAGCATTTATGCCGATGTTGACACAACGGCGGTTGCGTAATGTATGCCGATTACATTGAACATCAGGGCGGAGATGAAAACAGCATTATCTCTGCCGAACACATTGATGTTCTGACTTTTAACCGCATTGATTTTGAAAAACTTTCGGAAATGCAGAAGAGAATCATCAGCAGAGTGCATAGCAGACTTACTGCTTTTGAAGAAGAAAATGCCGATATGATTTCTTCCTACCTGAAAAGCTATTCAATCAACGGCACATCAATGGAATTTGGCGCAAGCTGGAATTTAATGTGTATCAGCGGAGTGGCAATTCCTGCCGACCTCTATGCGTTGCTAAAATCAACGGGACTTTGTTATCCTGCAATCTGAAAGGTGCGTGAAAACCGTGAAATTTCCGTCACTTGTAAAAAAGCAGTTCTGCAAAACTCCTGTCGAGGTCACAATCTACGGTGAGGGAATAACCGAGGACGGCTCTCCTGTTATCGCATTTGAGTGCAAAAACCTGTATCCCTCCGAAAATCTTTATCCGTCAAATCTCCGCTGCGGAGGCAATGCTGTATGCAATGTGCAGTCAAAGGCAAAGACGGTCTATACCAAAGAGCAGAAAATGGTTCAGGTGTCGGCTGTCTTGCTTTTTGACGGCGATATTGCCCCCGACAGCCCCACTTTAAGCGGTGGCTTTGTAATCCTTGACGGCGTAAAGAGAAATATTGCGCAGAGCATTAAACACCGCAACCCTGACGGTACAGTTAATTTTACGGAATTGGATGTGATTTAATGGGATTTTCGGTATCATCAAAAATCAAACTCAATATGCCTGTTGTAAAACAGCTTGATAGGGCAAAGCAACAGGCTCTTGAACAGACAGGTGACGCACTTCTTAAACAGGTGAAAAACACGCAGGTAATGCCGTTTGATACGGGTAATCTTCAGAACGAAAATACCTTTGAAGATTGTGCGCAGAGTTGGAACGGCACGGTTAAAATCGTGTCAAGCACTCCGTATGCAAGGCGGTTGTATTTTCATCCCGAGTATAATTTCAGCCGTAAGGAAAACATTGCCGCCGGCGGTAAATGGTTCTCACCGTGGCTTGAGGGCGGTACACGGCAGAATTTTTGCAGTCGGGCATTTGTGAGATTATACAGAAAGGAAGCAGGACTTTGATTTACTTATCGGACATCAGAGATTGGCTCAAAAGCGTTACCTCAGCCGAGCATTATTACATCGGCAAGCTTGACAACAAGCAGGACAGGTCAATCGGTGTGTATTCATTAAAGCAGTCGGGAACACCCACAAGGGCAATCGGCGGTGAATGTACCTACGATACAATAAGCGTGTCTTTGCTTATCCATTACACCGACAACGCAAGAGAAACCGAGGAGTTTGCACGCAGACTTTACGAAACGCTTTACGGCATTAAAAATGTTGAAATTAAGGAACACAAAATCTATATAATCGAACTGCTCACGGAAGAACCCGTTGATGTGGGAACAGACGACAAGGGTGTGTATGAGCAGGTCATTGAAGTTAAATTTTATTACGAAAGGAAGTAATTTTATGGCAAAAGTTGAATCGGGAGTATTCCCATGCTATGAAAATCAGTTTGCGGTTGGCAAGGCAGGAACAGAATCCGCCACGACAAATATTGCTAACTGCGAAGAATTTTCTGTTGCATTTGACAACGGTGTCGAGGAATGGACAGCCTTTGAAAACGAGGGCTGGAAGTCAAGGCTTATGACTGCTAAGTCAATCACAATTTCGGTAAAGGGCAAGCGTACAATCGGTGACGCAGGCAATGACCAGATTGCCGCCCTTGCATTTGAAAACGGCAGAAAGGCAGAAGTTTCGTTTATGTGGACCTTCCCCAACGGTGCAACCGTCCTCTTTAAAAATGCAGTTGTATCCGTTACATCAAACGGTGCAGGCGCAAGTACGGGTGTTGCTCCGCTTGAATTTGAAGTTATGTCAAACGGCAAACCCGTATATACAGCAGCCGCTTAAAAAACGAAAGGAATGAACAATTATGTCAAAGTTAATTGATATTACAGACAAACTTAATTTTGAGGAAAAGCCGAGTGTCAGAGTTAAAAATGTTGACCTTGCAATCAACAATGACGCAGTTTCAATGCTCAAAGTTGCGGCACTTTTTGAGGACGGCAACGGTAAAAGCAAAGATGTTATCGAAATGTATCATCTTCTTTTTGATGAATCCGAAAGAAAAAAGATTGAAAAGTTAAAGCTGAATATGCACGATTTCAACGCCCTTATCAGCGAATCTGCCAAAATTGCAACAGGCGATTTAACTGACGAGGGGGAAGCTCAGACCCCGGCTACGATTTGATTGATGACTTTGATTTAATAGTGTCGAGCTTTCGCTCGGAGTACGGGGTCAGCATTTATTCAAAGGATTTTGCTAAAATGAGTTGGAATGAGTTCTGCTCACTTCTGCAAGGCTTAGGACCCGAAACACCGCTTGCAAGAACGGTTCAAATTCGCCTTGAAACCGACAAAGAGGTCTTGAAAAACTTTACTTCGTCACAGCATAAAATCCGCAACAAATGGCGGTCAAGAAATGTAAAGCACTATTCAGACGAAGATATGAACACCGTTCTTGCAGAATTTCAAAACTTTTTTGCAAGCTTGTAAACAAAAAGCCACTCCAAGCGGGGTGGCTATTCTTCTGCAATTTTTTTAAGCGTACATCATAACGGTGTGCGCTGTTTTTATGCCTGTTTTTAAAGAATCTAAAATGAAAGGAAGTGGTGAATATGGCGACAAAGGCGGGTGAAATTGAGCTTGATGTCAGGCTTACGGGTGATGATATTTCCAAAACATTGCATAAGATTTCCGATTCAATTACAAAAAAGTTTGATTCGGCATTTTCAAGTCTTTCAAAAGATTTTGAAAATGTAAGCACGGATATGAAACAGTCCTTTTCAAAGGTTGCGGAGGGCGTTTCTCAGAAAACCGATAAAGAGTTTTCAAACATCAAAGGCAGCGGTGAGCAGTTAAGCAATTCGGTTTCATCTTCGTTTAAGAAAATCGGTACATTTGTGGTTGCCGCCCTTTCCGTTGCCAAAATCAAGGAGTTCGGTCAGCAGTGCATTGAATCGGTTGCGGAAGTCAATGCGGCAAATTCGCAGTTTGAGCAGACATTCGGCACAATGCAGTCACAGGCAGAATCAGCCATTCAGAGCGTTGCCGATCAAAGCGGTATTCTTGAAACCCGATTACAGGGTGTCGGCACAAGCATTTATGCCTTTGCAAAAACTACTGGAATGGACAGTTCAAGTGCTTTGGGAATGATGCAGGAGGCTTTACAGGTAACAGCCGACAGTGCCGCATATTACGACCGTTCGCTTGAAGACACCGCAGAAAGCCTGAAATCGTTCTTGAAAGGCAACTTTGAAAATGATGCCGCACTCGGTTTGTCCTGTACTGAAACCACACGAAATGCGGCGGCTAATAAGCTGTATGGCAAGTCATTTATGGATTTGTCGGAATCGCAGAAACAGCTCACGCTTTTGCAAATGGTCAAGGACGCCAATCAGCTTTCGGGTGCTATGGGACAGGCAAGCCGTGAAGCAGACGGTTGGGAGAATGTAACGGGCAACCTCAGAGAAAGTTGGAAACAGCTCCTTGCCGTAGTCGGTCAGCCTATTCTTCAGGTGGCAACTCAGGTTGTAAAGCGGTTGAGTTCCGCACTTGCGACTTTAACGGAATATGCCAAAGGTGCGGTTGAATCGCTTTCAAAGGTCTTCGGCTGGGATACAGGCAACAACACCGCAAGCAATATCAAATCTGCGTCCGATTCTGCCAAAAGCCTTACGGATACGGCAGATGACAGTTCAAAGTCACTTGATAATGTTCAGAAAAGTTCCGAAAAAGCAAAGAGAAGTGTTGCGGGCTTTGATAAGCTGAATGTGCTTTCAAGCTCTGACAGCTCATCTTCAAAGTCAGATACATCTTCATCAAAAAGTTCATCGGGCGGTTCATCGGGCGGAGCTGTTGCAAAGAATGTTGTCAAGGACACAAGCAAAAACCTTTCGGAGGCATTCAAAAATCTATACGAAAAAAGCGGATTCAAAGGCTTTGTCGAGAATGTACAGAAAGGTATTAACAAGGTTGACTGGTCAGCTATAGGCAAGAACTGCAAGACCGTTTTTGATAATGCTGTTCCCATAGTTCAAAAGGCATTCGGCACAATGCAAAAGGTCGGTTCTGCAAAACTCGGGGCAATCGGCTCTGCATTCGGAGCGGTTGCGACAATCGGCGGAAAGTCGTTTCAGACCATTTCAGGCGGTGTTGCTAAGTGGATTTCAAAAGACAGGGAAAAGATTATCGGCTTTATCGACACCATAGGCAACAATCTTACAAACGGCTATAACAACCTTTCAATCTTTTTTGATAATTTCGGTACACTTGCAGGCAATGCAATTGACAATGTTCGCCCTCAAATGGAAGAATCAATTTCCAATCTTTTAAGCAGTCTTACAACCTTTGCGGGCTCAGTCGGCGAAGTCGTTTCGGGTGCGTTTTCAACTGCAACCGAAAGCCTTGTTGAATGGACTGAAAATGACGGTGCAACAATCACAGAATTTCTTGAAAATTTACAATTGCAGTTTGCAGATGTGTTTGACTTTATCGGTCAGATTTTCGGAAATATCGGAACAATTATCAGCGAATGGTGGAACGGCAACGGACAGCAGATTTTTCAGAATGTCTGCAATATGTTTACCAATATCGGCACAACCCTGATGAATGTTTACAATCAATGGATTAAGCCTGCGTGGGATTTTATCGTAGCAATAGTAAAGTCAGCTTGGGAAAACTGGCTGAAGCCTGTTTTTGAGGGTGCAATAAACTTCTTCGGCAAGGTTGCAGACTGTGTTTCAACCGTGTGGAATAACTTCCTGTCACCGTTTGTAAACTGGCTTGTCAGCTTTTGGGGACCTATATTTCAGAATGTTTTCAATGCCGTAAAAAGAGTGTTTGATAATGTGTTTACATTTATCGGTGGGTTGGTTACCTCTATACAGAAAACATTCGGCGGTCTAATTGACTTCATTACAGGCGTTTTCTCAGGCGATTGGAACAAAGCATGGCAGGGTATCTATGACTTCTTCAAAGGCATTTGGGACGGCATTTGCGCCGTGTTTAAGTTCATTATAAACGCAATCATTGACGGCATAAATGCGTTGTGGACAGGTATTTATAACTTTGTTTCTGGCGTTGTTAATTCAATCGGCGGAATAGCCGGTATTATCGGAGCGGCTTTTGGACAGGATTGGAGTTTTTCAATGCCTGAAAATCCGCCTCTCATTCCGAGATTTGAAGAACCCACGGAATCACCGGCACGAAAATTTGCAAAAGGCGGTATTGTTAAAGCTCCGACACTTGCGGTTGTCGGCGATAACGCAGGTGCTAACAGCGGTAACCCTGAGGTTATTTCTCCTCTTAACAAGTTACAGGGTATGCTCGACAATTCGGGCGGTCAGGATACAGTGATTCTCACACAAATTCTTGACCTGCTTAAACGCATTTATGAAATGTTCATTATCTTTCGCAATAACGGTGGCAACACTTATTCGTTTACTGCCGAGCTTGAGGGTTCAACGCTTTTTGAAGAAATGATAAGACAGGATGAGCTTTACAGACGCAGACACAACGGTAAATCCGCATTTGCATAAAGGGGGGGATGATATGTCAAATTATAACGGCTATTTGCTTAAATTCGGTAACAACATAATGCCGAATAAGTACATTACCGCATTTTCATCAACTCCGAATCAGCGACTTGAAACTTCTGCGGAACGAGATCAGAACGGTACGCTTCAAAGGGCAACGCTGTCAAATTACAAAACAAAAATTTCGTTTTCAACTCACATTCTTCATCTTGACGAAAAGATTGATTTTCAGTCGATTATCAACCTCTCAATGGCGAATAAGTTACAGAGAAAGTGCAGGGTAACTTATTGGAACGATGAAACGAACAGCTATTACACCTCTTATTTTTATATTCCTGATATTGAATATACCGTAATGGATGCCGAAAAGAATGATATAACCTATCAGCCGATTACTGTTGAGCTGATTGAGTATTAAGGGGTGATTCTTAAAAATGCTTGTATCTAAAGAAATTGCTGATAAGCTGAAAACAAACACACTTTACAACACCGTTGCCCTGCATTCTCCTGACGGTAGTTTTGAGGATATAACCGGCGAAAGTATCGTGCTTGACAGCTTTTCACTTGAAAATGAAATCGTTGAAAAAGAATTGAAATTCGGCGGTTGCATAGCCTCTGAAATGAGCGTGAAACTCATTGATTATGATTGCTCGGCTTTGATAGGAAAGACGGTACAGGTCATCATAACGGCAACATATCTTGAATCGGAGCTGTATCCGTCAGATGATTTGTACCCGGCAAATACTCTTATTTGTCCTGCCGAAACAGGAACGGTTGAATGTCCTGTTTTCTACGGTAAAATTCAGTCGGCTCAAAGAGATAAAAAACAGCGTAACATCGTCAAAATCACAGCCTATGACGCTTTTTATGATATGTCAAAGGTGGATGTGTCTTTGTGGTTTGCAGGCAAAGAGAACGAGGACGGCAGTTTTGCTTATGGTTATGCGCACTATCAAAAAGACGATAATTTTAAGAGCTTTTATTCAATAATCGCAGAATTTGCCAAAGATTATGCAATTACAGGGGTTTCACCGCCGAGCTTATCTGTCTTTAGTGTACCGCTGAAATTTGATGATAACTGCGTGGAAAAGGTTATAAAGGACATTACCTTGTCAGATTTAATCCAAGCTTATGCAGAATTAACTTTGAGCTTTGCCGTTATAGATGCCGACGGAAAAATGCGTTTTAAAAGGCTGTATTCTCAATCTTCCGTTGAAACAATCGATTCATACAAAGATTTATCCTTTGAAGATTACGAACTTGAGCCTATCCGTATGTACAGTGCTAAGTTTGCTGATAAAAAAGCGTTTTTGTATGGCAACAGTAACGATTTTTCGTGGTATGTTTCCGATAACATTTTGATGAGGTGCAGAACAACAGCAAGTGATATCGGCACAAAATATAATTCTGTTAATTTTTTTGGTGATGTATATAAATATCGCCCGACAAAAATTAAGCTGTTTTCGTATTGGTGGCTTGAGGCAGGCGATAAGTACACAATTAAAACTCCGTTTGAAGATTTGCCGACAATCGAAACATTTGTGTTCAATAAGAAAATGGACGGTTTTATAACTGCCCTCACATCAAAGGGCGAAAAACGATTAGGAAAGGAAGTAAAAGAAAATGAACAAATACAATAAAATTGTCTTTGTGAACGGCTCTGCTCCGCCCCTCAATGCCGACAACCTCAACCATATGGACGAGGGGATTGAACGGGCAACAGACGGAGCAATTGCACTTGAAACCGAAATAGCCACGGCAAGAGGCGGTCAAAATTCGCTTGGAGCAAGGCTTGATACAGTCGACACAAATCTTGCAAAAAAAGCTGATAAAGCCAATACTCTCGCAGGGTACGGCATTTCAGACGCATATACACGAGAAGGAACAGATAAAAAACTTGCCCGAAAGCTCGATTCAATGCCGTTCGACAGCGAACCAAAAAATAACAGCCCGTGTTACCTCACAAGCGGTGCGGTTTACAGCGCTCTACTTGTTAAAGCCGATAAAACCGCCTTGGCAACTAAATACGATTCGTCAAATATTGAAAGTGGTACATCAACACTCACACCGTATTCAACCGTCACCGATAAAATCAAAAGTGCAAACTGTACATATAAGACGATTGGTGACATCGTAATCG